ATTACCAGGGCACGCCAGCAGCAGACACAGGGTTCTTGTCAGCTTCGATCTTAGCCGCCAGAGCAGCCTCAGTAGCGTCCTTGTCCACACCGTTGTCCCAGCACCACTGTAGGACTTCAGCTTCCGTCAGGCTGTCATAAGCCACAAAGGAAGGATCTGAAGGGTCTGGTGAAAACCCACAAGTACCGTAGGATGAAGCTGAGTGTTCTCCGTCTACGTCAGTAGCTCGCCAGTGTGCGACTGTTACGCCACCGTCAGCTACGTTGTGTTCAAGTGTTGCGATTGTCCATGTTGTTGCCATTAGTTAGCTCCTTCTAGTTGTGCGACTCTGGCACGTAATTGTTGAACTTCTTTGATAAGCATTGGGACTAACTTGCTGTAGTCCACGCCCATCATTTCTTCTGGGTCTTCTGGTTGACTTACTGCTTCAGGTGCAACAGTGACAAGTTCCTGTGCCACCATGCCGTACTTCTGATGTGACCCATCAGCCTTCCAGTCAAATGAACGTACTTGGATAGCGTCAATGTCGTCAGAAGCAGAAGGTGCGTCTACGATGTTGTCTTTGAGGCGTTGGTCTGATGAGGTGTTATAGGTTGTGGCAGAAGCTCCCATTATAATACTGCCTACAATAGTGCCTCCACTATTTCTTATAACAATTCCATAGCCATTACCACCCGCTTGGAAAGAAGCGCAATGAAACGAACCTGTTGCATTAACAGATAAACCGCCAACATTTGCAACCGGAGAAGTAGTCCCAACCAACAAGTTGCCGCTTGCATCTAGCGTCATAGCAGAATTTGAACTAGCGCCGCTTCCAATGCCCCATTTGTGCGAGTAAGCATAATAATTAGTGTTCGCCCACTTTGCGGCAGTGCTGTTTACTCCACGAAGAGCAGTAACTGTAGTATCGCCGTCGTTTACGCCAGCAGTATCTGACCTTGCTTGTAAAACAGAAGTGCCATTGGATTCTACATTTAATGTTCCATTTGCAAGATTGGTGCTAGTGCCAATTCCGACATTACCGCTAGGCAAAACCGTGATTTTTGGAGTTCCTAAACCAAAAGCATTTGACAAGATCCAAGCATCGCTTACGCCACCGTCAATACCCCATGTCCAAACACTTCCGTCGTTGTCTGCAATGTAATAAGCGTCACTATCAACGGCTGTTGACTCTACACGTATAGCTGAGGCTATTCCGTTTGTTCCCTGAACGTGTAGCTTAGAGGTGCTGATGGAGCTAGTACCAATCCCCAGCGACTCTGCCGAAGCATCCCAAAATAGTTTGGCAGTCGTACCTGTGTCTTCGTAGAAGCTGATGTCGCCTGTAGCGTGGTCAATGCGAAGACGTTCAACAGGATTAGCTAAAGAGTCATCAACAGTGCGGATTCGCAAGTCGCCTGCTGTTTGTAAAAATTGCGTATTGTTGCCAACAACGTCTGACTCAATCATGTTGTATTGAGGTGTTAGGCCGGTGTGGTCAAAATTATTACTATCTAACTCTAGTGTTCCTGCTATGGTTGCCCCGTCTGAAACAACACTGCCAGTTACGTCAAAACTTCCAATGATCTTATTGGTGCTGGTAGCACTATCATGATAAATCTGCAGATCAGAGCCAGCACCGAAGACTGCCTTTGCGTTATCACCAAAGTTAATGTCGTTACCGTTGACATCTAAGTTGCCACCTAGTTGTGGCGTGGTGTCACCGATGAGATCCGGGTTAATAGTTTGCCAAGAAGTGCCGTCATAAATACGAGTAGTGTTGTCAGTACTGTTGAAATACCAGTCACCTACTGTTACGGGATCGCCGTTACTGTCTACCGTTGGGTTAGCCGGCAGAGTGCCTAAGTACAGACCGTCAATAGCTTCTTTTGCTGCTTCTGCCTCTGCTGCGCTATTAGCGGCTGCTGTGGCTGAATTAGCTGAAGCTGTAGCACTATTAGCTGCATTTGTAGCACTATTAGCTGCATCTGTAGCACTGTTGGCTGAATCTGTGGCTGAAGAAGAGGCTTCGTTTGCTTTTGTAATGGCAGTCTGAGTATAACCATACAACTCATTTGCATAAGAGTCTGTAGAGCTATCTCCGGAACCGCCTGCTCCTCTGTATATCGGCATCTGTTACTCCATTACAAAAACAAAAGAGGTAAGCAGGGTACTCACCGAAGTTTTCCCCTGCTTAGATAGAAGGACTGCTTAGCTGTTTACAGCCAGAACAAGACCTGACTCAGGGCGAAGAACCTTCACACCATAGAGCATGTCTGCGGTGTAAAGCGTACCCAAGAACTCTTGCTTGTACTGGGTCTGTGAACGAACACCGACCTGCTCAGCAAGAACCATAGCGTCACGATGGCACAGGATAGCGCCACGGATGTCTTTGGTATTGCCTACAGCCGTGTTGTCAGCAGCAGTTTCAATAACGGGGACGTTGCTGGTAACATAGATGTCTACGCCATACAAGTTACCAATCTTGCCGTTTTGTACACCACGTCCGTCTACGAAGTCGGAAGACACGTATCGGTCAATGCCCATGATGGCATTACGCAGTGAAGGAGGAACAACAAATGAACGATTGTCCATCGGTACGTCCTGATCGTCCATTTGCTGGATCAAAGCGCGGAAGATGCCGTCAGTGAATACGTCATCGTCCTCTACGGTGTCTACTGCATACGCAGTCAAAGCACCTGAAACATCAGGGTAGAAAGCGTTGTTGTGGACCCAGCTTGCACCAGTTCCGTTACCGAAAGACTTACCAAGTTGGAACAAGTCGTCGTCAACTTGCTTAGCCAAAGCGTAGCCTGCGTCACCCGTGTAGAACTGACGGAGTGAAGCCAGAGCCTGAACTTCGGTGATGTCCTCAATCAAACGTGAGTACTCAAAGTGCTGGTCAATGACGACAACAACTTCAAGCTCAGTGTTCTCTTGGATCGTTACTGCGGTACGAGCTGCCTTAGCAGTCACTGAACCACGGATGGGTGACGGAATATGAATCGTGTCACCTTTCTTGCCCTGCATGCCCATCTTCTTAACGAGGTTAGCAAGTACAAGGTTTTTCTGGTAAGAAGCGATGATCTCATCACTCCAGATTTCGGGGATGAAAGTTGCTGCGGAATCATTCGCCACAGCACCAGTCATACTGGGATAAACAGAAGTAGCCATAATAGTTTTTCCTTAATTAACTATTTGACCCTGTTCTCCGCATAGGCTTTAGTAATTTCGTCTGCCAGTGCCAAGTATCGTTCAGGGTCATTCTTCATGAGATTAATAATGTCCTGTCTCCTATAGATCTTTCTTGGCCCCTTCTCAGCACTACCTCTGGCTCCTCCTGTGGACGCAGAACGTACTGTTTGTTTACGCTCTTGCTTCTCAAGGTCCGCTGTCTTACTGACAACAGCCTTGCGTTCTTTCCACAGTGAAAACAATTCATCCGCAGCCTCATAGTCATAGTTCTGGTCTGCCTCAGCAAACAACCGTGTTCTGACTTTTGACGCTTTAATCCACTCAGCAAACTTGGGATCTTGAATGATCTCAGTCATGTCCGGGTGTTTCGTTTGCAGTTGGGTCAGTGCAGTAGTTTTCTTGTACTGCGCTGATACCTGTTCTGCTTCGCGTATCTTCGGATGATTGTTGATAGCTCTTTGGACTGCTGCTTCAGGGTCCGTAAAGAAATCTACATCATCAACAGTTTCTTCTTGTTGTGGTGCATTGTGTTGTGTGAGTTGTGTCTGTATGTAGGAATCTACAACCTGTCTGAGTTCACCCACTTCGGAACTTTGTCTGCCCAAGAGCTTCTCAGCTTCCTGATGCATCCTCACAAGTTCCTCTACGGACTTACCTCTGTACTTATCGGGTAGCTCTTGCTCTTGAGTTTCCTCTTGTTGAGATTCTTCAGCAAACATTTCTGCTACCGATTGTTGTTCTTCTTCCTCCTGACGCTCTTGGGGTTCTTCTAAATCTATAAGTTTAGCCATTATTAAGTCTCCGTACTCAACGTATTATGGAGTGGTCTAGTATGCAAAAGGGCTTATTCTAAGTTACCCTTTCGTTCAAGTTTTATCTTCTGCTCCCGTTGTTTAGCCCATTTCATAGTTGCACCGGGAAAATCCCCACTGATGGGGTCAAGGGCTATGTGGCAAGCAGTGATAATTCGGTGGGCCATCTTGTTACAAAGGCCACAGAGGTGTTCCCGCTCATCGGAGGCCACTAGAGCCTCCGTGATATGATTGTCGGGACATCTAAAGTCAAAGAGACGGCGCATTAAGCAGCCTCCTCCTCAGCTTCTGATGACTCCTGTGCTCTTTGTTCAATGACTCCTTCTAGCTGCGCTTCCAAGTTAAGGATATTAGCCATAACAGCGAGCTGACCTTTTCTGAAGAATAAGTCCTCGACGTCCTTTGTAATTTCTACTGAATTTACATTAGGAACGCCACTGCGGATGTCGTTGATGAAGTATTCCCAGCCTTTGCTGCGGAACATTTCCTTCATGCTACGGGTGTATTCTTCAAATTGGTTATCGTCCATCTGTTTCTCCTCGTGGGACAGTGTTTTCTTAAGTTGTACCTATAGTACATCTTTATTATACCATAAAATGACTCAAAAGTCAAGAGTTATTTTTTGGTCTTTTTCTTGGGCTTAGCAGCGGCCTTTTTAGCTGCTTTCATGCCTTCTTTAGTGTACGGGTATTTCTTACCTTTGACGTATGGCATTATTTTTTCCTCTTTGCTGTTTTTGCTGATTGTTTGAAGGCTTTTGCGGTGGGTGCACCTTTGGAACCCGGCTTTCGCATCTTCTCGCCGCTACCTGCAGCAATTCGTTTGCGCTTAGCGTGTATATTTGCATATAGTCCTTTAGCCATTACCATTTCTCCTTGTTAGCCCAGTACGCTGCTGACATCTTGCCTTTAGCAATGTTCTTAGCGTGGCGAGCCTTGAATGATTTACGTCTGGCTTTCTCTTTATCTGTTTTCGGGTCTTTACCCGCACCGCTTACGCCCTGTTGTCCAAAGCGGATAGTCTTAGTCTTGTCTCCTTCCTTAGCAACAACAACGTGACTCTTGGTGGGGTGATTAGGCGTTCTCTTTGGCTTGTTGTACCCGCTTACTCCGGCTCTCGCCAGCTTCGGATCCTTCTTTTGCGGCATTTTCCAGAGCCTCCAATCTTTTGTCTAATTTGTCAAACTGTTTGTTAATTTGTTCTACTACGTCAGCTAGTTCTTTTCTGCTTAGGTACATATTATAAGTCCGTGTTGTGTGGGATTAAGATAGAGGCTTTCTTGACACCTTCGTTGATTACGTTCAATGAGGTAGCATTAGTGCTTACGAGGCTGTTCACTGTTTCGTCCACGACGTTTGCGCCCTGTGAGTTGTCAACAACACGACAGACGCCACGCACAGGCATATAGCCCGCTGTACAGCTTGAGTGGATGATACAGACACCACTTGAGAAGTCCAAACACAAATCACCGTCGTTGCTGGTGTCCGTGTGATTCCTTAGCTCAATAGCGCCATGATAGTCCCGTAGAATTAACTGACCATTACCGTTGAAATCAATGATGGGCTGCTGTGTGCCTGCTAGTCTATTTGAGAAGCAGGACAGCAACGCAAGAAGTTCTCCTCCGTTAATTTTAATTGTCCCGTTTAGAGAACATTGAAAAATGAACCCGGAAGTAAAGTCAATATCCAACATGACACACTCACGGTAGATATTGTTTCCGTCCGCAGTCCCTTGTACTGACAAGTTGTTAAACTCGCAATACTGAACCGTTGCGCTTTCAGCAACAGTAAGAACATCAGTTCCCGGATTGTCTCCGGTAAACACGTAGCCGTCTGAGAAGTCCACAGTGTCCAAAGTACAGGAACTGAGGATCCTAATACGTCTTAATCCTTCTTTTTCCGCTATAGTCTTTGCATCAGCGAAATTATTAACAGGCTGAGTTCTCGTGCCAATAGGAACGTCAGTACCAGACTGGCCCCCCACGACATCCACACAAACCTCGCCCTGATATGCAGCAGATAACAACACAGATAGATCTTGAAGACCTGCTGAGTTAGCGGATCTAACAGAAACCTGATTAACATTAACCACGTCTCCGACATTAGAGTTAGCGCCAACAAGGTTGACAGCATACTGCCCGTCCTCAAAAGTCACTGTGTAACCGTTGATAATCTCAACAACACGAGCCAGCGTTACGCCACCTACGGTTACTGAGGTGTTGTGGTTGTGCGTTCTCAGGTACGCCATGCCTTCTTCTGAGTCTTCCAAATCTTTCAGAGTAAGCCTGAACGTGTCCAAGTTGAGCTGACGGATTTCCGTTGGGCTGGACTGTATCAGTGTCGTGTCAGCTTTAGGGACACTGATGACTTTAGTTCCCCAGTCTATTGTAATTGCCATAGTTACTCGTCCGCTTGAAGGATAGCAGTACCACTAAAACCTGTGCTGGTAATTGTTCCCGAAATAGGCCCTTCCTTATAGTATGGCGATGCTGATGATTTCCTAGCCCAACCGGATACATTGTCATCCGCTGTGTACGTGTAGGCTGTGTCCTCAATAACTCCGGAAGCATTGGTTAGCCCGCTGAGAACAACAGCGCTGTCAGAGGCTCTGGTCAGGTACACTCTGGCGTTCTGAATAGGACTACCTGAGGAGTCATTGACAGTAACTCTGACTGTAACAGCACCACTAATGATGCTGACTGCACCACTACCCGTGTTGTAATAGGTAGGATCAGTTCCTCCAGAGTCGTTATTGATTGTCAGTGTCTGTCCAGAAGCTACATTAACAAGTATTGTTTCGTTTCCTGTAGAACCGTTAGTACCTGCGTAACCGCTATGGGTAGAGTCCCAAGTTATTGACGTGCTGCTAGAGATCGTCCCTAGGTCAACTGCATGTCCTGTACCAGAAGACGTAAAACTACAGCCCGATACGTCATTTGCACTGTTGACTTCTAACGCTACAGCCGCTGTACTTCCTGTGAACGTACAGTTAGTGATTGTGGCGCTGTTCTGCGTTACTTTTTCACAGGCTCGCCATGTGCAACCAGTAGCTGTTACTCCAGCTTGTAACGTGGTGATGTTCATGTCACCAAAAGAACAACCAGTGAGTGCTACGGTTGAGCTAGCGTTATTGACTATGAAACGTCCTCTGTTCGTTGACCCTGCTGCTGAGAAACTAATGGAATCTAAGTTGCAAGTTGTGCTTGCGTGGTCCACAACGACTCTTGTGAAGTCCGAAGCAGCGTGTACAGTATTAATAAACGTAACGGAAGCGCCTGAGTCAGCAAAGTAAGCCTGTGTTGGCGTCTGGCTTGAGTTTTGGCCTATGACAAAGTAACCCTGTAGCTCATAGGAAGTACCACCAAGAGACGTAAGGACGCCCCAGCGGTTGCTTACGTTGTCATTAGACGTAGCTGCTTCTGAAAACGTAGCGGGTGCCCCAGAAGTTCCACCAGTGACGTAGATCCCTGTACCTGCTCTGACAGCATCACAAGCAACATTGTTACCTTTTACGGTACCTGTGATTGTTGCTGCGTGGCCTATGTACTGTGGGCTTGCACCAGCAGTTCCTGATGTAGTCCTGTAGGGTGCGGAAGCATTAGAACTTCTAACGGAGTAGTCAATAGGATAACAACGACCTACACGACCTTGTGCACCAAACGTGTCATTGCCCGCTACATGGTACTGAACGTATGCGTTACTTGCGGACCCAACAATAATTGAAGATCCTTTGTTTTGTATGCTGTCAGTCAGACCCGGCGTTGCAATAAACGTCCAGACAAATACGTGATCTCCAGCAGCCAGTGTTTGGGCAGAGTTAAGAGTAACCGCTGCCCCTTTTTCACTGTTACTGACTTTAAGATCCACGGCGTTAGTCCCTTGCATAGCAAAGTCAACGCCAGCGCCAAAACCAGTACCACCACCGGAGCCGAACTGAGACCAAGTCCCGCCAACTCCAGTGGTGTCTGTTGTCGCTTCAGCTAGTGCGTAATCCGTAAGATCCGTAGCTATTGTAGCCATTAAGCATCACTCGTCCTAATTGCTGTAGAAGTACCACCGGCAGATCCTAGTGTGCCCGTACTTTCAAAAGTCTTAATTGGGACGGTATCACCCGCAGTACCACCGTCACGAACACGGATAAACAGAGATCGTGGGTTGCCTGTGGAGAATACAGTAGTGAAGGACTCGCTGGTACTGCCTGCTACTTTGTCAATGTAACTAATGAATACGTCATTAGCAACGGACGCCGTAGGCACGTTAGAACAACCAGTAAACGTGAGTGTTGATGCGGCCTTGGTCAAACCAGTGTAAGGTACACGGTAATAAACACCGTCGTCACCCTTGACACGAATGGTCCCACTTGTAGGCGTATCCGTTTGGTTAGGCGTAGAAGCACCGATAGTTTCACTGCCAGTCTGTACAATGACTGACGTGGACGCTCCGGTAACTGCCGTATTTAGGTCAAACTGGTCAGTACGCAGAGCAGAACCGTTAGCAGGCCCAACGAGTACACGGTCCTCACCGGAAACAATACCATTAACCGTAAAGGTTACGTTGTTCGGTGGGTTGACCGTAGTAGCAGTCAAGTCAGTAAAGGTGTCGGAGGCTGACGTATCAGCAACTTCCATACCGAAACCATAGGCACCAATAAGTGCTGAACCAGTAGACTGACCACAGAAAGGAGTTGATACGGTACGGTCCGTAGCACCGGAGACTGCAAAGATAGCACCACCGTTACCCGTTACGTTACCTGATGTTGGTGCAATACCCGTGAGAATCTGCATCCAAATCTTGGTGCCTGCTGTCGTGCTGTCAATAGCCAACAACTGACCAGTACCACCAGTCCAGCTCAGGCTTTCAGGCTCAACAAACGTACCACTGGATTGCGTACCAGCGAGTTCATGTGTAACACCACGGAAGACTTGACCCTGAAGACCATAGATAGTCGTGGTCTCGCCTCTACGAGTGATGTACTTCATCCGCTCATAGAACTCTTTACTGGTATATGTATCCATATTCCATTCTGAGTAGTACGGCTCAGGGGTACCGTCTCCGCTGATGTCTAATGAACGATAGCCTTGCGTGTTGGTAATAGTCGTTCTACCGGAAGCGTCCGTCGTGTCATTAATGTCAGCAGCGTATGACAATGCAAGTACGTTGTTACCTCGTGACGTACCGTTAATCTTAAATTCTGAATAGGTAAAGCCGGTTTCACGAGTCATACCGATGAGACGTCTACCGTCAATCTCAGTACCTGCATTGTTTACTTTGAGCAGGAACCGATGTGAAATACCGTTAGCAGAGTCTCTGTTCAAGCCTTTGGTTGACAGACCGTTAGGGACTGTGTTCCAGAAGTCATTCGTGACGATAGCGCCGTTTTGCAGAATCTGAAGATCCATGCCTTCAGCAGCAATTACGAGCATACCGTCATAGATTGTACCGTCGCCTTCCTGAATGATGGAGCCGTCGTACAAGTGTTCAGAGATAGCGTCAGTAGCACTTGCGTTAGCGTCGTCTAACTGGTAGCCACTCTTGATTGTAATAATGTTGTCCGTAGATCTGTCGGACGGCGTGACGCTCGTGATGTCAATAAGATCATCTCCGGTAGCGCTTGCGTCGTCTGCTAGATCTTGTAGGAAGCGGTGTAACTCCAAGACAGTGTAGTAACCAGCGCCGGAAGCACCATGTACTGCACCCTTGTAGTAGATATTACCGCTGCCGTCAATAGCAATATCTGTAGCAATAGCCATTTGTTATCCTCAAACTATAATTGTTTTTTCAACAACTAGACCGCTAAGAACTCCACCGGAGAATGTCCTATAGAACGAATCTATAGCTGAACCTGATGGAACTAATCTGTAGAGTGTTGTGTTAGTGTAGGTATATTGGTACACGTCTCCGTCAGCTATCGTTGATAACAGCGTTGGAGTTGTCGTATAGCCGTTTACATAGTCAATCCATGTTTTGTCATGTAGCCGGACTGTGTTGGAAGAGACTATGTTCTGCGTAGCCTCCTGCATCAACCCGGATACGTCAACGTCGTACTGGGAACCGTCCGAAAGGTTAAAGACGATGCTGCCGTCCACTGCTTCTTCAATGGACTCTATGCCAACTCCGTCTTTACCGTCCTGACCGTCCTTGCCAGTCTTTCCGTCAATTCCTTTGTCACCCTTGTCGCCTTTGTCACCTTTAGGGCCTTGTTTACCGGAGTCACCTTGAGGACCCCGATCGCCCTTGTCACCTTTAGGCCCAGCAGCTTTTGTGACAGCATTAATCTTCTGCTCAAGTTTGTCATAGACCGCTGCAATCTTGAGGTCTACGTTCACTTCATAATCCTACTTAGAAGCTGTTGTTCTGCTTGCTTCTCATTGTTTCTGCGCTCCAAGTTCAGGACTGAGGACTTCTCCTTGATCTTAATGTCCTTCTCCTTCAGCGCAAGCTCAGCGACCTTCAGGCGACGCTCAAACTCCTTCTCGTCCTGATCTCCGGCTTGTAGGTTAGTCGTAATGGCCTTGAGTTTGCTGATCTGGAGTTCCTGTGGTATTGCCTGAGCTTCAATACTGATCTTCTGTGCTCGTGCTTGGGACTCCTGAGCCTGACCCATGAGTGCTGCTGTCTGGGACTGTTGAAACTCAAGCTGTGCCTGTTGTGCTTGCTGTGCAGCCTGTTGCTGTTCCGGAGTGGGCTGTGATGCCTGCTCAAGACGTGCAATCAGTTCTTCACGGTTGGTGATGTTCATGTTGTCGATGATGGCTGAGATCAGAGAACCATAGAGTGGTGAGTCAGCCTTCATGGTCTGCAACAGTTGTACTAGCTGAGTGACCTCGTATTCACGAGCCATGATCCCCAGTGTTGACGTAGCGTGGAACTTGTAGTCCGATACGGGGTAATGCTCAGGGTCAAACTGCATGTACCGATGTGCAGCCTTGGTAACGAAAGGAATCAGGAATGATTCTTGGAAATTAATTAGGGTACGCTTATGACGCTTGATGATGGCTCCCAGAGACATGCTGATGCCCGCTGCGGTTGCTTCACCATTGATGGACCCCGCTATGCCTGCTGAGTCAATCGCCCCTGTAGCGGTCTGTACCATCTTCTGAAGGGCAT